AGCACGTTCTACAGGGTGAAAAATGGACAAGATATGCGACTCTCATCAGCACTCAAAGTCTCTCGCGCTCTGGAAGAACTGCATCAAAAGGCCAAAGAAAGTTTCAATGAGAACACCAACGCCAGTTGAAGAAGTATTCTATAAAGAGTTGATCACTGATCTCATTCGTGAACGAGAGAGACAGGGATTAAGTCAGGAAGAACTGAACAATGACATTGGTGTTTCAAGTGGGCTAGTCAGCAAATGGGAGAGCGGTGTTCGATTGCCATCCTCTTTCTATATCATGTGCTGGTGCTCGGCTCTTGGTTTGAAACTTGTAATAGCAAAGGCTAATTAAATGGCGCGCCCTAAAGGATCTACCAATAAGAAAGTGGCAGCAGTGCCGACCCGCAAGGGAAAGTATAATGCCAATGGTGAACACATTGATGGCTTCTGGTTTGCATCGGCAGCAGAAGGCAAGCGATATATTCAGCTTGTTGATATGGAAAAGGCTGGCACAATAGCACGCCTTGAATTGCAGCCAACATATCAGATCATGGTGAAAGGAAAACACATTGCAAACTATCGTGCTGACTTTAGATATGTGGTGCTTACAGAACAAGGAAGCATCGACCGACTCATTGTGGAAGATGTAAAAGGTATGATCACAGACGTATACACAATGAAGAAGAAACTTGTAGAGGCTATCTATGAATTGGAGATCAATGAAATTCCAGCAGGAAAGGTGGAACACTGGGTTAACAAACTACCATAGGAGAATGTATGACAGACTTATATGTTAACAGGGATCCACTTAACTATGTGGTTCCTGTTCCTGATTGGTTAAAAACATCAATCAGTGACGAACTAAACTACACAATCACATACCTCAATATGAAACACAGTCTGCCAGAAGAAGCAGACATTAAACAGGTCGAGCAGTCTCTTGCCGCCGCCCTCCTTTCGATGAGGCGGCTGCAAGATCCAGCCTCGACTGATGAGATTGATCAATCATTGCAAGCAATAGCCCGTGTGTTCAGAGCAAATGTTCCTGATGGCATGGGTTATCAAATCTATTTGCAATCATTGCAAACAGTCCCATCCATCTCATTCAAGGAAGCATGTCGTAAGATCTGTCGTGAACACAAGTGGCCTAACATGCCATTGATTGCTGAGTTCATGACGGCTGCTGCACCCATAACAGATAGACTCGATATATGGGTAAAGAGATTTACAACAGCAGAAACAAATATCAAACGACTGAAAAAACTTGATTGACATAGTAGCAATAATGCTACAAAATACACACGTTACACAAAGGAGACTACAAACTATGGCTAACGTAATGAACCGCGCCAATGGCATCGGTGGCTCTGATGCAATGCGTATTATGAACGGTGACTGGAACTCACTCTATCGTGAGAAGTTAGGCATCGATCAGCCAGAAGATCTGTCAAATGTATTCAAAGTGCAGCTTGGTATATGGACAGAATCATTTCATATCCAATGGCTTGCACGCCAGAACAATCTTGACATCGATGTATCTATCGGTCGCATTGAACATGCTGATGAGCCGTGGCTATTTGCTCATCTCGACGCATGGATTAAGAGCGAGGATACATTCCTTGAGGTCAAGCACTCAGGCAGTCATGCGAACAGCCATGAGAAAGCGCGATACTATATGCCACAACTTCAACACTATATGATGGTCACTAAGAAAAGACACTGCATGTTCAGTGTTATTTGCGGCAACACAGAACCTAACATGATCCGTGTTGACTATGACGCTGACTATCAGTTGCAGTTGTTCAAGATGGAGAAGGCGTTCTGGTGGCATGTCCAGAATAAAATAGAGCCTGAGATCATCCCAAACGCAGAACTCGAACGCATCGAAAAGTCCGTTGAGTCTATCCCAGTAGACAACCTTATCGTTGTCGATATGGAAAACAATAACGAATGGACAAGCGCAGCAATCGACTATGCCGAGACTATTGGCGCAGCCAAGAAGCATGAAGAAGCAAAGGATACATTGCGAGGTATGATTGCTGACAATGTTGGTGAAGCATACGGCGTAGGCATCATTGCCAAACGTGACAAGCGCGGTCGTGTATCTATCAGAGCAGCAAAGGAGAAGTGATATGGATGAATCATTCAAACTATATCGACGACATGCTCAACCAACAAGCATCCTTGCAGCAGAAATGATATATCCTATTCTTTCTGTATGTCAGAATAGCGTAATCGATTATGCAAAAAGCGTTGGATCAAAAGGATTTACAGATATTGAAATGAATCAACACTTTGACACACACAAATCTACATATCGTGCGCGTCGATCAGAAGTTACCCGCCTTGGAATCATCAAAAACTCTGGGCGTAAACAAGAACATGATGGGACAATGCATATTGTCTGGATTCATAAGGATTATGCACATGACAATGAATGAAATCGAAGCATATCTTGAGGACATGGCAACTGAATTGCTGTTCTCTGACGTTGAGAATCTTGTCAAACTTGGCAATGATATACTGAAGAAGCTCGAGGAACATCGAGACAGTTACGATGAGCCAGACGTAGACAATGAAGATGATGCATTTGCATTGGCATCTGCTGGCTTTGGAACTGACGAAGATTATGGATCACACGCATATGGAGACGATCATGACTACTAAGAATCTGCACCAACGTCTTGCCGCAGCAATGAGCAAGGTCGATTATATCCAGAAAGAAAAGAAGCAGGGTATGCGCTACTCGATTGTGTCGCATGACTCGGTGACAGCCAAGGTTCGTCCTGCTCTCTTGGCAGAAGGTATTATCTATCACATTATACACATTAACTACGAGCAGATCGGTAATCGTACTCACTGCCTGATGACAATGCGCTTTGTTAACATCGATCAACCTGACGATTGCATCGATGTCATGTCGTTCGGCTATGGCATTGACGATCAAGACAAGGGTGCTGGCAAGGCAATGTCATATGCTGTGAAATATGCACTGCTCAAGACACTTGGCCTCGAGACTGGTGACGATCCCGATGAAGATCAAGATGTTCAGTTTAATAACAAAACCCTGACTGCCACACTCGAAGTTGCAATCAGTCTGTGTGCTACAGCAGCAGATCTCAGCGATGTTGCAGGACAAATTAAATCTAATGCCGAGCACTTGGGCAAGGCAGAGATGGCAATGCTGCGTCAGAAGTATGCAGCCAAACAAGAGGAATTGAAAAATGTTAGCTAAGGTTATTTTGTTGGGCAATCTTGGTAAAAAGCCAGAGATCAAGCAGAGTGGAGATGGCAAGTCGTTTGCAAAGTTTTCGGTTGCAACAACAGGCTGGTCCAAGACAGAAGGTAAGTCAACCACATGGTGGGATGTAACTTGCTTCAACGACAAGAAGGCACAGTTCTTGGACAAGTATGCCGAGAAGGGTAGTCGCATCTATGTCGAAGGTGTTCTTGGCAAGCGCACCTATATTGATAAGAACGGACAAGAAAAAATGGCGGTTGATATTATTGTCAACGCTTTTGCTGGCGATATTCATCTGATCGGGAATTCAGGATCAGCAGAAGAGAAGCAAGAGCAGCCACGCGATGTTGTAACGGTTGATGATATGCCATTCTAAATAAGGGGGGAGCAATCCCCCCACCCACACAAAGGAGAGACCAATGGAAAAGATGAATCCATACCAGCAGATTACAAACACACTTATCAATATGATCGACGATGCAGGGCAATGGACTCCACCTTGGCGCAAGACAGGGTTCAAGACACCGACAAATGCACTGACATTGCAAAGATACAATGGCTCGAACATCCTCATGTGTTGGGCCAGCAGCATCAACAATGGCTATGCATCAACACGATGGGCAACGTTCAAACAATGGCAGCAGATGGATTGCAAGGTTCGCAAGGGAGAAAAGGGAACGCCGATCATTCGTTACAACGTGACCAACAAAGAGCAAGAGGATGGAACAACACGCGATATTGTCTTTGCCTCAACATCATATGTGTTCAATGCAAACCAAGTGGATGGTGAGCGGGCATTGGAGCCGAAGCCGTCAAGTAGCGAAGGCGAGAATGAACGCAGTATTGAGATCGAAGATTTCATCAAGGCAACAAATGCAGAGATTACATATGGTGGTGAGCGAGCCTGTTACATTCCATCGAATGATAAGATTCTCATGCCAGACATCAATACGTTCTATACGGCAGAGCATTTCTATTCGACCACATTCCATGAGTTGGTCCATTGGACTGGTGCAAAGAGCAGACTCGACCGTGAGTTGAATACAAAGTTTGGCAGTGATGCATACGCATATGAGGAACTGGTTGCAGAGTTGGGTGCTGCGTTCCTATCGGCAGATCTTGGCATCAGCAACCATGTGCGTGACGACCATGCCAAATACCTCAGTTCTTGGCTGAAGATCTTAAAAGAAAATAGTAGCGCAGTTGTCAGTGCTGCATCCAAAGCAAGTAAGGCAGCAGAATATATCTCTGCCTTCAGTGATAGAAAAAGGAATGCCGCATGATAACCGTTAAGAATATTGCAGAAATTGTGCATGAAGTTACATCCGCCGATATAAAAGATATATTCTCTTCCAAAAGAGATCGAGCAACATCATATGCTCGTGCTCTTGTAATACATCTTTCGTATGAGATTGTGTCGATTAACAAATCAAGGATTGCAAGATCATTAGGAATAGACCACTCGACTGTGTTTGTTGCGTTGAGAAAGAGCAAGGCACTAATTGAGAAAGATCCAAATTGTTTACACGCAGAACACTTTGACAAGGCATACAAGTTAATCATGGACAGATACTCAAAGGATATTATTTTGAGGATCGACAAACTAAAGTGCAAGGAACTAATGGAAGAATTGGAGATTGTTCAGTTTGCATTGAAGCGCATCATGGAAGAACTTGAGTCAATTAGTTTTATAAGGAGTTAACATGAGGAAAGAAGATATTCTAAAGACAGCAATCAGAACACTTGAGCAGCGTCAGGAGATGTATGGTTCTCCGTTCGATGGCATTTCTATGATGGCTCAGATGTTATCTGTATATCTTGATAGGATGATCAGTCCACATGATGTCTGTGTTATCGAGATCATCCAGAAGATCTGCCGCCTTAAGAAAAACAATGGCCTTCATGATGACTCATGGGTAGATATTGCTGGCTATGCTGGCATTGGATCAGAGGTTGCACATGAAGATCAAACGGTCGAAGAATTTATATGCAAAGAGTTTAGAATGGAAAATACATCACCCTAAAGTTTTGCCAAACCGAAAGGCAAAACCAAAGCGTCAGAAGAATAAAGAGAAAATGGAAATGAATCATGACTGTGCATCAGAACATAGATTTGGTTAATCACTACAAAGAAGTAAGACAGAGACTAAATCAAGCTGGTTATCGCTTTGCCAAAAACAAAGAGATTAACAAACGGCTCAAGGTAAAACAGACAGCAGAGAATATGGCTGCTGTTATTAATATTGAGAAAGAGATCATCAATAATCTTAAATCAAACTGGAGATTGATCGTAGAGAAGATTGCAATGCGTATAGATATGCCAGTGAGTGAGTTCTTGAACAGCAAATCAAGACAACACAATCTGGTTTATGCAAGACACGAAGCATATTATCTTCTTCGCAAACATACCAATATGTCTTTTCCACAGATTGGCAAAAAGTTTGGAGGAAAAGATCACACGACAATCCTGCATGGGTATCTATCACACATTAAAAGGAATGGGCTTGAGAAATGACAGGCTTTAATAGCAAGAGATCAATGGCTTCTGATAGATGGATTAACAATGACATCCATCACTACAAGTCAAAACCAGAAGAGCCAAAACTAAAGTCGGCAATCAAAAAAAGAAAGGTTAATCCATATCCAACAAAAGAACGGCTGCATGAACTGTTCACGTTGAACGGCAACATGCTTGTAAGAAAGAAACCACACCATAAAGAACGCGCTGACCGTATTGCTGGCTGTAAGATCAAAGGGTTCTGGTATGTCATGGTCGATGGTAGGCAGTGCAAGGTCGAACGGTTGGTCAAAATCTACAATGAAGATGAGTAAACAGGAGGTGAGTGATGGACATTGTTGAACGGATGCAACGTGATCTTGACATTGGTTGTTCTGCCAGCATTGGTGATACAAAGAAGGCCATTGCAGAGATTAAGCGGTTGCGGGAAAAACCAGAACTAACACCAGCGCAGTATTGGGAAGCGCAAGCATCCATGTGGCATGAGAACTATAAAGAATTAAAACAAGCGGACATGCTGAAGGGGAAAGAGTGATGGACATTACTAACTTGGATGACCACCGTAGAGTTTGGAAAACAGGTGCCGTTGTCTGTGGCGCATGTGGGCATGGTTGGCAAGCGGTTTACCCTGTAGGGGCAGAGGATGTTGGGCTTGAGTGTCCGGCGTGTGGGGCTATGTCGGGTCGCGTGTCGTTGAACGGTGACAAACACGACATGTCTCCGTACGAAGACTTCTCCAGCATACTTAAATGGAAAACTATTGACACCATTCCGCACGGAGAATTTGTTTTGATCTGCGATGCCATAGACAAAATCATTAAATACGGTCTAGCCGAAGTAGACGAGCTGGGAGACACTATAATTATCTGCGGCGGAATACCTGTTACCAGACCATCGTATTGGACTCATTGGGCTTACATTACACTAAAGGAGAAAGAGTGATGGATATTGTTGAACGGTTGCAGGGTCATGCAAAAGGCAACGCTGGTGGAGTTAGAGAATTGTTAGTGTTATCCGCTGACGAGATTAAACGCCTGCGCCAACAGGTTGAAGAGTTGGTGGAGGTATTGCAAAAATATAAATGCAACTGCCACCCTAATTGTTGGGATGATTGCGAGACTTACGAGTGTGATTGTGGCGTAAATTATTGTGGCGCAAGTGCAAACCGCGCCATCGCAAAAGCAACAGGAGGTGAGTGATGGATATTGTTGAACGACTGCAAAAAGTATTTGGTGTTGTTGTCAAAGCAGATGATTGTTTTGAAGAAGATTATTCTGTTGCCAGAGAAGCCGCTAATGAGATCAAACGCTTGCGCCAGCAAGTTGCAGAATTAGAAAAACAAAACGCACAGACAATAAAAGTAAATGAGTTTCTTAATCATAAACTCAGTGAAGCAATAAAAGAGTTAAATAAATTAGATGTCGTGCTAAAGCAACAGGGGGATGAGTGATGATAGGAGAAGCTACCTTTATGGATAAATGGGATGCTAGGTTTCTGCATCTTGCATTTCAAATTGGTGACTGGTCAAAAGATCCATCAACGAAAGTAGGTGCTGTTATTGTCAGGCCAAACAGAACTATATCATCTGTCGGGTTCAACGGCTTTCCTCGCGGTGTCAATGATACAGAGGACAGGCTAAACAATAGAGAGGAGAAGTATCAATTTACCTTACATGCAGAGATGAATGCCATCCTGTCAGCCAATGAGCCAGTGGACGGATATACAATCTATGTCTCTCCATTGATACCATGCTCTAATTGTGCGGCAGCTATTGTGCAATCAGGGATTGTTCATGTTATAGCATACATGCCTGTATTGCCTGAGCGATGGGGATCATCCTTTGCAGCAACGGCTGAGATGTTTAGAGAAGCAAATGTCAAACTCAATGTGTTTGGAAAAATAGAGTATTGAAAATGGCAGCACCGAAAACTAAAACCTTGAAAGAGCGATTGGAACAGCGAGAGAAAATGTGGAATATGTATATTGCTGGCAAATCAAAATACCGAATAGCAAAGATCATGGGGTGTCATGAAACAAATGTCGGATGTATCATCAATAGAATTGAACGCAAACTTAACGAGAAAAAAAATGGTTGATATAAATATCCATTTCAATCGTATCAGTTCTATCATCGGTCAGCGTGGTCAGGAATACGGAGACCTTAAAGAAAATTTTAACCGTGTTAAAACTATAGCATCGACTATCTTGGAAAAAGATATTAGCAATTATGAAATCGCTGTTATCATGGCATCAATCAAATTGGCCCGGATAGCAAACGATAAGACGAAGCAGGATTCTTGGGATGACTGCATTGCCTATGTTCTGTTCGCAAGCATGTTTAAGGATGAATGAAATGTATAGAGAAGATTTAATTTCTATAGTTCAAATCGCTGCCACCTATGCAATCTTGGTAACAGCATTTGCTCTGTGGTTACTGTGATGTCCATAGAGCTATCACACTGGATCAGCGGCTTCCTATGTGGCCTTGTCATTAAATGGTTGGCGCTGGTCTGTTACGATGTTATTTCAGATATTGAGTGCGGAAAACGGGACGACCGCGAAGCATCTCACAAAATTCCGGTGGCAGAAGGAAACCTTCTTCATCGAAACTCAATAGAGCAAACCCTTGATGCGCTCTCGATTGGGTTCCCTCTGTATACTCAAAGGCTGGAGACTCAGGATCGCCAAGCATTCCCGTTTCTATACCCCAGTGAGTGCCATTTCTGTTCCGAACTGCGGTCACTTGTAACTGATGAGTATGATTGGTCACGGTCGATGTTCCCGAATGAAGCGCATTATTCCACCCAGCATGAATGCCTCCACGGAACCTATGGCGAATTTCTACTGCATTCACAAATAGAGCATAACAAAATTCCGCTTGAGGAAACCTGTCAGATAATCGTCCAGCATAATCTTCCAACTCAGGCGCAGCATTAGCCAGATAGAAATCGACGCGCTGGTCATGGTTGCCAATCGTCCAGTATATCTTGCTCGACATTGGCAGTTTGCTGAGGAAAAATCTGGCTGCATCTATTTCCTCTGCAACAGAGGGATGAGATACTCCGAGATACCGCTTGTGGCTTGATACTCTGGCACCGTCAATGATGTCTCCATTCAATACAATAATATCAGGCTTGACCTTCTTTGCCACATTGATGAACATCTGGCACATGACTGGCAGGTCTTTGCTCCAAAGATGAGCGTCTCCACCTACTAGAACTTTAAGATTGCCACCCGTTTCATGTAACGCTTTAGGATATGACCACTCAGGGAGTGGCTCTTTGACTCCCCATTGGGCCTCTGTTTTCAGACTAAGCGCACGATGAAGGCGGTGCTTAAATGTCGTTTCAGGCGTTGTTGTGGCTCTAGCAGATGCAGCTACATTTCTATTGCAGTTTACCCATGCCTGAACTGTTTCCTTAAGAAGCTCCTCAGAGCATGGAGCCTGTGCCATTATGCGTATTCCTTGTATGCGTCAGCCAGTTTCGTATCATAATTGTTCTTGGTGTATTGAGGGCCATTATAATGCCGAGCAAAGCCAGCCCAGTCATGGTTCTGTAACTCGTCCATCAATCCTGTGTTATGAATGTAGTGGCACATTTGAATGATCTGGTTGCGCTCGCTAACCTTGGCCTCGTCAACCATTTCATAAACGCTCTTGCAGTCAACAAGGCGGAAGTTCTCGCCCATAATCTGCCCCATACCCCAAGATGTAGAGAGCAGCGCGGCTTCCTCGTCAATGTTTATAGCTGCCTCAAGCTCCTGATACACGCCTGACGATGACTTTGGATATGGCTTCTCGCCCCACCGACGATAGGCAATGCCAAGTTGCTCAGCCTGAGCAAGCAAGTTCGGCGTATCAATCAGATGGCGGTAAAAGAAATGACGCTCGAACAGAATCTTGGGACGACCCATTGCATCGAACCCGCTTCCGGATGACTCGACACGGATGACTGCCCGTAGTGCTGCTGGCTCAATACAAAAATCATGAGCAATCTGCTCGAGCTCGTCAGTTGTTAACTTCTCTGCATCACCTACGAACTGCATCTTGTGATCCTTCCTTCATAGAAAGCGCGTCAGTCTTTTGTTTTGATCCGGCGGATGATCCGTAATAAAACTGGATAATGCCTGTCCACGCCGTTCCTAATGATCCTAGCATGTATATCAGGGTTTCTGATCCAGACGGAGGCGCACCACGGACGAGTAGCCAAACAAGGATGCCAAAGAATCCTACGGTAACAAGGACAGCCAGCGCACGAGGGAGCCAATCCTTGGTCTCAATCTGCATCTTTCGGGCTGAGTCACGATCCAGTGCCGAGATTTTTTCAAGGTCAATCTCAAGTTCTTTCATCTTGAGTTTGAAGCTGGCATCCAGTTCCTTGATCTTGGCTAACTGATCTGGCGTTGCATTGAGTATGGCTGCTTCCACCTCTGTTCCCGTCCCATCTTGATGCCCAAGCAGAGCAGAGGAGAGAGTCTTTACTGCCATTCCTGCGAGTGGACCACCAATGGCTGTCGCTATTGTCGGAGCGACTTGGGCCAAAAGGCCACCGATCTTTGCTAAGTCCATGTGTCACCATCCTTGATGCCTATAGGTTAAAGCAAAATAAAATATCCATATCACCATTGACACTAATATGAAAATAACCCCAATAGTCAACCCTGCCTCAATCATTCGCATCCTATTGGCATAATCAATAGCGGCCTGACGCTTCATCTCTTTGCGTATTTGGATAACATCGCGCTGGATTTGATCCCATGCCTTGAGTCCGTATTGTCCGACAATGGCATTACGAACATCAGCCTGCATAGATTGTGCTTCCATCTTGGCAGTATAGGCTTCGATGGCTCTGGCTTCTGCTGATCCTTTTGTCCTCCACCCTGTAGGCTGAACAGACTCTTGGGTCAATTTAGCGACACCGTTCATCAGATCGCTTAGGTCTTTAGCTATATGATGAAGTTCTTTGCCGACCTGTATGGCAGTCTTGATCGTTGTATGAGCAGCTTTAATACTTGCGAGTATGGTTAACGGATCCATTCATTTGCCCATTAACTCTCTAAAAGCAAGGATAATGCGGATGGCTACAAGAATGACACCACCTATCAACATGAACGCTTGAGCATATTCGTTAAGGTAGATCAGCCAAATAGGAGTGGCAATCGCACCAGAAGCGATGGCAGAATCAACAATCAATTTTGTTTCGCTAACTGGATGCAGATCGTTTGCCATATCACCCTCTTATTCATACAGAATGTTAATAGAACCAGCATCAAATGTGTCTGTGCCGTTGACCGTTGTGATACGAACACGATCTAAAACGCCGGAGAGAGAGGGAGATACTCCACCTCCTGCACCAAAATAATTTATTCCGGTTGAACCAATAGAATGTGATGAAACCCAAGTTGTTCCAGTAATATTTACAATAATCATGGTGCCGTATCTAACAGCACTTGCACTGTTGTCTCCCATTACAAAACCAGCTGTACTTGTTGTACCTCCAACACCTCCAGCAATAGCACCAAGTCCGCCAAGACTTGTATAACCACTTGTCGTAACGCTTCCTGACCCTATTTGCACTAAAACTTGAGAAGCTCCATTTGTGCTTACACCACTAAACATCACAGTGATACGCTTCACCCATGATGGGATGCCCGTGAATGTAATGCTTGTCCCGCTGGTGGATGCCTGTGCTGTCCCTTGTGTTAATGGCTGAGATAGCTTTGCAGGAGTGATATTAGCATCAGCAACTTTAGCTGTTGTAATATTTGCATCAGCAATTTTAGCCGTTGTTACAGCCGCATCTGCAATCATCTCAGATTGGATTTGTGTTAATGCCATCGTCTTATTCCTTCACAATATTTACAAGACGGGTATTTGACTCAAGCGCAATGAACCCGTGATATTGACCAACTTCCCAATCAAGGACAGAACCAGACTCGGCAACGGTTTCCCATGTTCCATCTGGGCCAAATGCTTTTAGTTTGCCACGGGCAACAATGCTGATATGGATGTCTTGTTCTCCATGAACATGCAAAGGCAGTTCGTCGCCCTCATGCTCGAAGTCGTAAATGGTTCCGGTCAACTTACCAAGGGCAAGAGGGCGATCAAGCAATGACATTTGGGCCTACCTGTTCTGGCGGTGGAGGAGGTGGCACATATGCGGCAATAGGGCCATACTCCCCAGCAACAAGTGCGGAATAGATGGCGCGTCCGTGTTCCTCCACATCGTTTGCGTCAGCGGTAAACGGCACTTCAATTGGCACAGTGTCAAACTTTACCATGCAATCAATGCGAGTTCCTGTTTCATCAACAAAGATAGGAGAGCGAACCGTTTCAACAATGCTCATATTATGCAACCCTTATAAAAGTAGTAACAGAATTACTACATCCTGATGCCGCAATAGTTCCCATTGCTTGCCATGTTCCAGATGGTACAGCACCAGATGTTCCTCCTAATGATCCAGTTTGACCAGAATATTTTAATCCACTTCCTGCATATGTTGTTCCAGCAGTAAACCCAACATTTATAGCCCCTGTTAAAGTTGCATAAGTTCCTACAGCACCTAGTGTCGTTACAAGTGCAATGGTTCCACTGGTTGTGATTGTGCCGCCAGACAAGCCTGTGCCAGCGGTGATGGATGTTACGGTACCAGCCCCAGCAGCAGCCCAAGTATTATCCCCGCGCAAGAAGTTGCTTGCACTTGGCGTACCTGATGCGCTCAATTTTGCAAGGGTAACATTGGCATCCAAGATTTTGGCAGTTGTGACAGCATTGGCTGCAAGTTTTGCTGCCGTCACATTGGCATCAACAATCTTTGCAGTAGTAACTGTTCCATCGCTAGGTGTGCCGACAGGAAGCGGCTGCGTCCAAATAACTTCAACATTGCTTGATCCAGACGGAGGAGCAGTCGAAAATGTCAAAGTTGTTGTAGAAAGAGAATATGTAGATTTCTGCTGATAGACACCAGAAACATAAACATAAGTATTGTTCTTTGCGCCGGGATCGCCTGACAGCGTAAATGCAGTTTGAGAGCCAGTTCCGCTAAATACATCAGCGACAACATTGGTTGAGCCAAGGCCGGATGTAGCGGCAAACCATTGATTTGTTTCAAAGTCAGCGACAAATGTAATTTGCGTATATTGAGAACCAATGCTTGTGCTGGTTGCGCCATTGATCGTATCGGAGCCAGAGCGAGCAATGTTTACGGCATTTGCATCACCCGTCCATTTAACAATCGCCACCTTAAATCCGTCAGTCACAGTGCTGATTTGCGGAAGCGTAATTGTTACCGCGCCGGATGTTGTCGTTACACGGATCAAGTCACCAGCGTCAGCCAATACAACCGTGTAGTTTGCGCTCTTGTCAATGACAGCAGAGTAGAGGCCACCAGCAACCGTAGCCGCAGCAAGAGCCGCAGAGTTAGATGCAGATGTTGCACTGTTTCCAGCATTAGTTTCACTTGTTGCAGCCGCAGACGCAGATGATGCCGCATTGGTAGCAGACGTTGAGGCATTAGAAGCCTGAGTCGTAGCCGTTGATGCAGATGTCGATGCGCTAGAAGCAGATGATGATGCGCTTGATGCAGAAGAAGAGGCTGCCGAGGCACTAGATGCAGCAGCAGATGCACTAGCACTTGCAGATGAAGATGCAGATGATGCAGTAGCAGCGTCTACCAGCAATGCCCAACTTGCACTATTGGCATTTGAACTAATTGGCTGAGAGCCAGTTGATGTATGAGCAGCTACGCAAATGTAGATATTTGCATTGCTTGTATCTTTAATAATGTCACGAAGAACATATGCTGTGCCAGATGCCCAGTTTCCTCGATATTGACCAAGCTCCTGAGCAACAATGACATTGCCAGTGCTATCAAATCCCATAACTTTTGAGGCACGATTAACCGCAGTTGGCAAATATAAATTTACAGCTGCATCAGTCGCAGCAAGAGATATGACGCGAGACGCTTGATCTTCACGTTCACGGATCATTGCAGTCAATCGATCAAGATCTGAGTTTAACGCTTCGATATTAAACGGACCAGAACTAGGAAAATCCGTAATGCGCTTAACCGGAATATCGCGAATGATTGTAATCACATCGCCAGCAGTTGCACCTGTTACAAGAGTAATAGAACCGCCGCCAGTCACGCCAGCACCAGTCACCGTATAGTGAGTGGTCAAAGTTTTGAGAGTTGTATTCTGATAGACAACAAGATCCGAGTTTGAAAAAAACTCAAACGGAACACTAAATACGGTCTGACCAGAAGTCGCCGTATATTGAGCGCGAGGGGTTGTGTCGTTAATCAAAATAGCCATGTGAGTCTCCTATTGCCTGTTTGCAATCATAAGCATTTGCTGTCAATGGACTATTTGCTCAACGCCCTGCATTGCCATCTTACGCCATGTCTGCGGTATCCAAAACATATTGTTAAACGGGATAGAATTAACAATAGCACGAGATCGATCTCGGCTTGTTGAACTTGGACTAGTAAATGCCTTATAAAGATCCATCATCTTGGTGGGTGCGGGACCAAGCAATTCACCAGCAGTTGTGTATTCATCTGACATCTGACCAAACTTGGGCTTCATACCCATAGCAGGACGAATACCAAATTTGTCTTGAGTCAGTTGTTCAAGCGTATGGTTCATATCACCATACCAACCAAACACACCAGAATGTTCCAGTGCCGACAAGATACGCTCATCCATGCCCATATCTTTCCAAACCTTATCTGGAGTCTTGAGATCCATCATAAGATAGGATGCGCCAATCATCATTAATGCGCCAGACATAAAGCTGGCATCACGGCCTTGCAACCCAGACAGCAAGATCTTGTTTGTTGCAGCCATGCTCCAAGTGCGAAGTTGGAATGGAACGGACAAAAGCGCAGCATCTTTACGATCAGCACCTTTGCCAAGAATACCCATCATGATTGCTGGCTTGTCAGCAGGACCAGCAGTATTAATTACTCGACGCTGAATACCAGTTACAGAGTCATAGAATTTACGGGCAAGATCACGATCAGACCAATTTGCCGTGTTAGCAAAATTGATACCTCGATCAGTCTCAATTGGCATCTTTGCCATCAGCTTTGCATCATCAGCAGAAATACCGTAGCTAGCAAGAAACTCCAGTTCCTTTGGCGTATGGATTCCTTCAGCCACATTCTTGATGTTACGAATCAAGATATGTGAGGCAACCAATCCAGTATATGCCTTTTGGATATGCGTCAGGATACCGACACCGTTCATTACATAGAGTGGCGCACGGGAAAGGAAACTAAGGGGACGTTCAATCTGATCAAGAGCCTGATTGTATTTGTTCAGACTAAACCCTGCGTCAACACCGCCTTCCATTTGACGACGATGCGTAAGGCCCATTGCAAGTTCAAAAAAGTCAGCAGCCATTGTGCGCTGTTCAGCAATGCCCTTCTTAATTACGTCTGTGTTGCCAAGAGCATTAAGCGCAAAAGAGAAGTTTTCCTTTACACCAAGCACCCACATTGGACGCACGGTCTCGCCAAGAGACGAAAAGATTGCACGACCCATTGATGTCAATGCAAACCAAGCCTTCATGATGCTAGCTTCACGTTTTCCAATAGCATCAGGATTGTTGAACGCAGTGCCAAGCATACCATCACGAAGGTTGGCAAACTCATCACGGAGGTTCTGCATTTCATTCAAGATCTGCTCTGCTGTTTTGCCTTTGCTTTCACGGGCAACCTGAGCAAGAGCACGAGACAATGCCAGTTCACCATCAGGGCTACCAAAGGCACGGGTATACTCAATGCCGATACCAGCACGATGAGCATACATCTGGATGACATGAGCAATGTCAGTATCAATTACACCAAGAGCAGCATACATTTCATTGGGGATTTCATTGGTGCGTTGACGAGTAAAAAACGCACGACCAAGACCACCTTCTGGTGCGCGTTCACCAGTCACAGTCTGTTGCATCATTGCATTGATTTCTGCATCAACACGTTCTTTGATCTTCTCTGGCATAGGAACGCCATTAGGATTGTTCTCTGGATTCAGATACCAATCCGTCATCATCTTGCGAAGTTCAGCTTCCTTTGCAGCGACCTGCTCAGGGATAAATATACGAGGAAGATAAAACTTTTCTGGCCCTGTAAATTTAGAAAAGTTTTCATTGCTTGGCACTGGCATCTTTGGACGTTCAATTCCAGCAACACCTGTTACGCCAACATCCATTTTTTCACCGACAGTCAACGGAGCGTTTTCTGTTTTGCCAAGTAGTTCATCAAGGCGATTGAGTTCTTCATCCAGCTTCTTAATGTGGTCACGTTGATGCTGAATTAATGCGCTTTCGTTTGCAGTCGGAGATTGATTTTTTTCAAGAATCCGCACTTCCTCAAGCACACGTACTCGTTCTGCAATCAATGTGGCTTTGCTGCGGCTTGCCCATTCAGCATTACGAATATAGCCAGAGCGAAGCTGTGCGCCAAGAATGTCATCAAAGAATGGACGCACTGCCTTTGCAGCCTCAAGCACATACTTGTTATTATGAGAAAGACTATCTGCCTTATGAGCCTTAAACACTTCATCAAGAAATTGATCAAAGCGCATCTTGCCATCAGGACGAGCCATACCAAAGGCTTTGCGACCAGTATCTGCAATGCCAGCCATTGTGCTTCGGATATTAATTCCAGCCACTTCTGCGCTCTGTAAGCCTTCAGTCAGATAGGCAGCATGGATGCGGCGTAGTTCTGCAATCACATCACCAGCCATAACGCGCCAGCCTTCAGACGCAAGATAGGCAGATGGTTCTGTTGCTTCTCCAATCTGGTTGCGCTTGAACATAGTGCCATAGTCGCCAGCAAGACGATTAGCCAAATCTTCCATAACACGATAACCGCTGTTTACAAGACGGGCAAATGGACTTTGCTGTGCTGCAATCTTTTCAAGACCGTAAGCAGAAGCATATCCAGTTGGAGTATCTCCAGTTTCTTTGACCTCAAATGGACGATAGCTACCATTTGCATCATGCGGAGTGCTGTGCAGAATGGTAACAGAAGAATCGGGTTTAAGGGGATCTACTGGTTTTGCAGGGTCAATCGTATCTCCAGTCAATCGACGGGCCTCAGTAGCCATGTTTTTTGCAAGAACCTCTACTCCACGATTAGGACGAAGCATACCGATTGCTCCACCAAGAGCCCCAAACAATAGTGTGCCATAGATCATTTCATGTTTGGCATCATCAAGCGTAAAGTTAGGATCGTATTTAACTTTGATAAGTTGATCAACAGCAATAGATGGCAATGCAGATCCACCGCCACGAATCACACCTTCAATGATTCCAACGCCTCGACGCATAGAAAGTCCGGGAACAAGATTAATTGGATCAGTCAGTGCTTCGGTAGCCATGCGAGACCAGAACGCCTCGCTATCATTGATGCGTTTGTCTGCTGCTTCGTTTGCCTTAAACCGTTCCCACCGACTATCGGCATAGGTAGCGTTCTCTGCATCAGCAAAAATATGAGCATATGGTTTGCGGTCAGGATTCTCATCAAGATATTGACCAAGGTTAAAACTTGGATCTGCTTGATTGTAAATCTGGTCATGCTGCCATTGCAGAAAACTTGCAGTCGAGCTGCGAGTCATAATGTCTACAAAGTTACCAGCAATGCCCTGCTTTTCAGGAGGAAGATATGGAAGTGGCGTAGGTGCTGGCGTAGTTAATTGACCACCAAACTGTTCATTGGCTGGCTTCTGAAGTTCAGCAGTAAGTTCCGGAGTTATTTCCATTAGTTGAACCTATTCATCCAAATGTCAGTGAATTGCTTTGCAGTAAGACTACCAGCATAAGCGCGAGCATCTGTCGGCACATTAAGATAGATTGAGTTAACTGCCATCTCTCTGCTCTTAACAACACGCTGAAGAACACTCATAGCATTATCATTAGGGTTATTCAGCAGAGCAATCGCGCCAGCAGCACCCTGTTGATGCATCAAATAGAGTTCACCAGAGTTAGGCTTTCGACTATACGCACGTTCAAAGGACTGGATATTGTCCTGAGTAAAGCGCATGAAGGCATCAATCTGGGCAATAGGATCTTTACGATCACCACGCCCATACTGATTCCAAGTCGAATCAGTAAACTGACCAAGCCCATAGGCACTGCTATTGGGATTTTTGGCATTGGGATTCATCTGGGACTCAATGCCAATCGTTTTTAGAATATAAGCAGTATGATCATCAAGATTATACTCACTGACTTTTGCACCGATTGCATCAAGCAATTTTTTTTTGTCCTCAGTCATGTTTGGCTGAGACCTCATACGACCAAGCATTACATTAGTTGATGGCAATGGATCTACATGCTTGAGATCAATGTTCAGTTGAGGCTTGTTAACTGGATCTGGATTAACAAGTGTGCCAATAGAAACAGGATGATTCTTCATCAAATCATATACAGCAGATGTTCCCATTGAGACACGAGCAGTTACATTGCCCGTTGCATCGACAAGGTTTTGGAGATTCTGCACGTTACCATTAGCATCACGATGTTCAGCCATCTTGGTTGTATAACCAAGTTTTGTTCCAAGGCGCACAGCATTGCTATCGCCATATGCAATAGCACCCTTATACTGATCTGTAATTTCTTTGACAGACGCAGCACTTAGATGAGCAGGATCTTTTGGATCATACTTGCCTTCAATGACAGTAACTTTATCGGCTCCAATGTCATCAATGGCGCGTTTAATAGAATCACGGACATTGGCAAACTTAGGATCATTGCCATTTGGAAGCACAATAACTGGCTGCTGACCACGAGAACGAGCAAGATCAACCATCTGTTTGACGTTGTTACCAACAGCATTATCCATCACCTGACCAGTAGGAAGGCCCCAATCATTTGTGCCAGTGGCAATGATTGCAGTTTTCTGTACAGGCTTTTGAGTAACGGCTCCAATATCTGATTGGATAACATTGCCAGATCCGGTAATGTTTCCAGTAATAGTGCGGTATTGATTTTCAGCAGCAGTATATTTCTCATAAGCATCTTTTGCGCCTTGAGGAATAACCATCAATGGCTGACCATCTTTACCAACAAGACGCTGAAAACCAAGAGCATCAGGTTTGTGATAGGTAAGATAATAACTACGATTAGGACCACCAATATTGGTAGGCTCCAGTTTTACGTTATCACCATACTTCAGTTCACCAAGCATGGACTTCTGAGCATCGTTAAGACGTTCAGTAAGAATCTTGTCAACATATGGCTTGATATAATCCTTTGTGCCTTTGCCAGTCAAAGCATCATAGGCAGCAGGAAGATCATCTTTCTTTTGAATCCATGTAGATCCACCAACAAGACCAGCAATCACATCAGTGCTTTTGGTCCAGTTGTTTGCAAAGTCACGACCAGCATCTTTTGCTGCCTGATCATATTTAATGCCTTGAGCCACACTAGTAGCAATCGATGATTCAATCTGATCACGGGCAGTCTTTGGAAGTTCTCCATAGCTTGGAGATCCAAACAGAGGAAATGTTGTAACAGTATTTATAGCACCCTCAACAACATCCTTCTGGCTGATAGGGCCAGTCTTGCCACTTGCTTCAGAAAAAGCAGAGTGAACCATCTTTGTAATAGCACCCTGATCCAAAGAGCCAGCCTGTTTGAAGATAGCCTTTACAGCACGATCAGCTTCTTGAATACCATATCCAGCTTGCAGTTTATCCTCAAGAACGCGCAGATAGTTGCGCTCAGTCTGACCAATAACCTCAGTGCGGTCTTGAATACCAGAGCGAGTAGGAAGCGCATTGAGTGTGCGATAGAGATCAAGACGCTCACGGATACGAGCCGCACCTTCTGGTGTTCCAGCATCATTCTCATGGATGCCAGAGAAGTATGTCTTATACATCTCATGCGGCAATACACCATTAAATTGAAATGCCAGAGCCTTTGCACCTTCAGCACTATATGGACTGAGATTGGATGAAGCCAGTGCCTTACGACTTGCATTGGCAAGATCCTTGTCTCCAAAAGTATCAGGCTTGAATGTGCCGCCAGCAGTCAGAAAATCATGAAGATCCTGAGCCTTGCGGTCCTCATTGCTCTGAGCAAACTGTGAGGAGTATTCTTGATCAAGAGTGCTGACAATCTGCCGCATATGAATACGGGCTTCACGAGACATATTCTTAACGATGTCTGTGTCTACTACGCCAAAGGCAGTAGCACCTGTTGGCTGCGCTCCTTCTTGAAGCATCTTGGCAAGACGGCTGATGTCATCTGGATTGGCAGTTTTGTCACGAGCAGCGTCGCGTACCTTCTGATAAACTTCATTGAACCAACGGAACCCATTTGCTTGCTCATCAAACTTACGCATCTGGTCAGCAATAAGATTCTCATCAGTTGTTTTGAGACGAATTGATGCCTCATAAGAACGGCGACCTTCAGCAAGATGTGCGCTTCCAGCCTCAAAGTCACCAGCACTCCATGCATCAATGGCACTGTTCACAAAGTTCTTTGTGTCACCAGCAAGAGCATGTGTACGATAAGTCGCATCATCACTACGAGCCTGATTAAGAATAGAAGCCTGACGCTGATTAAATTCACGACCAAGGATAATAGTAAGTTGGCCCTTATATTTAGGATCAACATTATTAATTGATGTATCAATAAATGAGTTCATCAGCTGAATACGCTGCTCTGGCGGCGTATTCGGTTTATTTGCAATCTCATTGAGACCACGCTCAACGTCACGATACACAGAGTTTGTATAGGTCTGCTCAATCGCAGTGTTATAGGCAAGCCGAGCAGTATCACCAAACGTCTCCGGTGGAGGAGGAGCCTCATACTTGCCATCTGCATTCTTCATTACAGGAACATTTAGACCAGCCTCACGACCAGCAATCTTTGCTTCTTGTGTCAACTGTTCGCCAGCAATCTGACCAATTCCTTCTGCAATCTGTCCAACATTCAAGTTAGGACGAGGAAGATCCGTCTTAAATTCACGGATATACCGACCGCTAGGCTGAACAGAAATCTGCTGTGGATCAATCTGAATTGGCATTTGTTAATCCTTAGTAGCGACCAGTTTTATAACGATAGGCATTAGAAAGAGCAGAACCAATAGTACCTGTAACAGCACTAGTCCATGCTGCCTGAGATGCCATGCCAGCCTTAACAGTGGCAAACTGACCTTCTGCCTTGTTAACCATAATTTGATCAGCAATACGGCTCTGACCAATCGCAGCATTAAGACGCATACTTGCAACATCACGACGAAGGTTCTGATCCGCAACGACCTCTGCACCCTGCAAGAACGAAATATTCTCACCTACACCAGATGATGCAATGAATGCTTCATTTGTTGCACGAGCACGACGAGCAGCTTCTTGACGAGCATTCTCTTGCTGGAGAGCCTGAATCTCGGCTTGCCTCTTATCTTCCTCAAGCTGACGGTTTTGGATTTCAATCTGATAGTTGCGAAACGCTGCCTCTGATTCAGCAGCAGCAGAAGCCATACCAGCTTGAGCAATACCACCAACAGCAGAAACAGCGGTAGAAGCTGCCAATAATGTAAATGGATCACACATTAGATCGACACCTCCATTGCTAACCCAAGCAATCGCATAGGCAATGGTTCAGTTTGAGTTACAACCACAGTCGCATCCCTATTAAAGCCAAGCAAGAAGAACTCCCTCTTGCCAGTTACAGCAGTAGGAGGAATAGAAAAGTCATCTGTAACTTGACGGATAATTAACCTATTATCCCTAACACTGACAGCAAGAGTACTATTAAGGCCAAGGATAACACGGGCAATTCGTTTAGGTCTACCTGTATAAATTCCTTGTGGAAGTTGTATATGAACAGGAAGCGTTTCGACTTCAACATCATAATTAAACCCTACAATAATGCTTGTCACTGCATCATTAAGAGTAATCTGATTTGATCCGTTAACCGTATAGTCTCCAAGGTAATAGTTGTTCGATACAACCGATATAACCTTTCCACTATAAATTGAATTAACAGTCCACGTTGTTTGTGCTGATCCACTTGTATATGAATGAGCACAGTCAAGTGACAGATCAAGATGATCAGCAGCAAATTCCTCAAGATAGTATGATGTGCCACGCAGGACAGAGACGTAGATCTTATCACCAATAGTCACAATACTATCAAACTTTGCTATTCCAGATGGATGCTCTGTACTCCAAAGAGTCCATCCAGCCAGTTTTTCTGAACGAGCAGAATGAAATACAGCAAGAGTCCCATCTGTATTGACTAGCAAAAGATACTGTTCAGCACGTTTAGATGTGCCATAACTTACAGCCATATCAAATGGACTTTGAACAAGATGGTCAGAAAGAATAGTCAGAGCAGCAGAATTATACGCCTGTTCTGTATCGGTATAGATAAACTCACGCACGGACTTCAGCGTAGCTTGGACATAAACTGTTGCACCATCAAAAGGATGTGGAGGAATATCAGCACAACCATATGGAGTCTGCCTGTTGATTGTAATGTTACCAGCCGTAACTGTAGTGTTTTGATTGCGTGGAACATAGAACTCGGATGTTGATGTAAAGATTTGTAAGTGCCGATTGGACACAAGATGCTTTACATTGGAGATGTCATCAGATCCAACAGTTACTTGGATCGAATCATTATCCAAACCTTCTCCAACATCAAAGTTAAAGAACTGATTAATCTTGGATGCCCACAATGCATCAGGTTGTGCAGCAGATCCACCAAGCCATAGACGCGACTCATGGAAGGTGCAAGCACCAGCATAGCCATTAATAGATGAGAATGACTGTTCATCCCAGTTACGGGTTGGAATATTTGTTCCAGAAAACTTTACATTTGGACCGCCACCATCAACACTACTTGTTGCAGCAGATCCAGAAACTGTTATCTTGTATGTATTATCGTCAATTACAGTAATCGCATATGCGCCAGATAATTGTGCATGAGTCAAGCCTCCAGTGCCATTTGCACCAGACAATGTAATTGTTGTACCAGTAGCAAGACCATGTTGAGCATGGGTTATCTCAACCGTATTTGTTCCTTCTGTAGTTTTGAATGGATCAATATCATATGAGGCTTCAAGTGTGCCTTTGATTGTCCCAGTCAAAACAGTTGAACTTGTATACCCAGTAATAAGAATCTCAATTCCATACCAGCGCAACCGCAACCCAACATAATCAGATGTAAAGTATGGCGCACTTGCTGTGATAGTTGCACCAGTACCGGATGATGCACTTGATTTGAGCGTTATGGTTTCTTCAGCAAACTTATAGTAAGGCTGAAAAACTTGTTCACCATTAACACCTTCAGTAAAAGTAAGATTTGATCTTGTAAAAGTTGTCAAACTTGTACGAATAATCTTTTGTGTAGGCATAGTCTGATGACAAAGAATCATTACGTCAGCAGCCTGAGTATAAGTCATACTAAATAAGATTGATGTGGTCCAAGGACAACTAGTCAAGGATGTAATCAAAGCCCCTGCCGTGTCATAAATATCTAAACGAGTATTTGAAAACGCAAACAGATACCGTTCACTTGAAGAAAATTCAAATGGGATAAGGCGGGTTCGTGCTGTTAGTGTATTGAGATATGTAGTGCCAGCACGACGAGCAACACCACCCTGATTCAGAAGGGCAACATTGCGAAGTTTACGAGCACCATTCTGATATGCGCCAGTATCATGACGCATGTCCATCATCGGGTCTACTTCGCCAGACGAGAAGTTTGTTTGGACAAGTTTAACGCCCATACTTACCCCCGAATTGTAGTGCGAAGTTGATGATACCGTTGAACATTAAGCCGACGAGTCGTCTGGCTCTGACTATCAAGGGAACGAGCGGCAGCAAGCTGACGAACAGCCTTTTTCTCCCACATCTCTGCCAGCATTTCCTGCGCTGCAACAGAGTAGGCAAAGATAGAAGCCAGTTGGTATTGGACAAGGGTCACAAAATACGGAGGCCAAGTGCTTTCATCGGAACGGAATGAGTAGTCAATATAGACAGTATCCTCAACCGTTGCATTGCAATAGATCATATCTTGATAGCGATCATAGGGGATCACATTATCATTAACCATGACAGCATGAACAAGAATCTGATCAGACGGAAGCTGATAAGCCGCATCCCAACGAGCATCAGGAGTGGCAGTTAAACGAGACATCTGGACTTGACCAGTTGAAAAACGCCAGCGATGACGGGATAGAAGATCTTTAACAGTATCGTCGTAAAGGTTTGAGGCTACCGTTGCTTCCGTCGTGCCATCATCAAAGGATGTGATAGGTGCAGCACCAATCAGAATCAAAGCACGAGCGCAAATATCAATGTCGGTAATAGCCACTATTTATCTCCACATAAAGAAATGGGAGGGACATGTAATCCCTCCCACAATAGGGGCGAAAAGGAGGAAACGCCCCTAACTATTAGGTGCCATTGGTGGTCGTGACAGTAGAAGCACCAGTTGCAGAAGTCACAACCAGCATGTCAACAGTCTGTGTACCACCAACAGAGCCGACAACAAGAATAATGTCATTCTGCTTCAGATCATCGGTTGCGGTATTGAAGTAACCAGAACCAGCAATCGTCAGAATAGCATCGGCAGACGAGTAGTAATGCAACTGACGCGCACCACCAGCAAGTTTAGTAAACCCAGAACGAGCGAACGCCATGATCAATTACTCCTTAATCTGGACTTCATAGACACCGCGAGTATCGATCAGGATAGAACCCTGCGACATGCTCGAAGTAATGAGGTGAGCCGCCTTTTCAGGCACATAGTTCACTTCGGTGGATACGTCCTGACCAGAAGCAAGGCCGACAGCAGTGCGATGATAGGCAAAGCACTTACGGATAGTCGAAGCAATCGGCAGACCAGAGTGGGTCATCCACATGAAGCCAAGCCAACGCTTTGCAACCATCCCGCCCTTGTAGGGAAGATCATCGGGACCAACAAAGTCAGCATCGCTGAATGCGCTGATACCGAGCAGATCAACCCAAGCAGCAGGAGAGATGATGAAGTAACGCTCGCCGTCATCGGGAACATCATTCGTGCCAAAGGTTTCAAAGACCGTGTTAATCTTTGCCTGAGTCAGACCGTCAGTGCCAGCTTCGGTGATCGTATTTGTCGTGGCATCAAGCTGCGTGATGATCAGATCATCCGACTTACGGCCCAATGCATTAGCAGCCGACTGAGCAACAACTTGACGCTCATCAATGTTGATCTTCAACTCATCAAGTTTATCAACATAGTCAGCAGCATAGTAGTCAGACAGGGTGCATTCGACGTTTGTGTGATCAATGCTCATTACAGGAACATTGCCATGACGACCCTTCTGCGAAGCCGTGCCAGTGCCGACTTTCTGGAAGGTAGTCGATATGCCATTCACATTACCCTTGAAGCGGGTGGTATTACGAAGTTTCGAGCCAGCACGCTGATAAGCCATATGCACTTCGGACTCGAACTGTTTAATAAACGCCTGATCAATGGTCAAAGCCATAATGCGTTCCTTTCACTGTTCAATTACACCTTGGGTTAGAAGGTTATCCGATTGCATTGAGGTAATAAGTTATCCCTTACGGGGCTTACTCAACTTAATACGGGCCTCGAACCGGATCTTTCTATTAAGATAGTTAGCTAGTCAATGGACTTATTCTCATTGTATACAATGATCCACTATCTTTGAACCCAAATCCTTCAACATAGAGCCGTCTAGCAACTTCTGGATTAATTCCTGTTGTTACACCACAGCGAATATCCAAACATCCAGAGGCTTTGGCCCATCGCAGAAATGCTTGTAATAGTCGTATAGCACAAGTTGACCCTCTGAAATCCTTGCGAACATAGAAAGCAAGGTCAGCAGCATAAGAAGCAGAATCAGAAAACCAATATCGTGTTTTGACACCAACCATCATCCCGATTAACTCACTGCCTTCATACCCAACAAAGCAAACATAGTCTGGATTATCAAGGCATTGCTGCGCGAGACTCAACAGACTACGTTCACTAAATGGAGTGGATGCATAGGAACTCTCTCCATGCATCTCACGACCAGCATTGATGCAATCAATTACATCTTCTGGCTCCATCTGTCGGATAATCATTAGCCATATTTCTTCTTAAAGAAGGATTCGACCTTGGAAATATAGGTAGGATCACGATCAGCAGGATGCCAATAGCGTCGATCCTGCATCATCTTCTTTATATCGGCTTCAGATGTATCAGCAGGAGCAGCATCGATGACAGTGCCAGCTTCCCCACGAATCATACTCATCATTTTCTCTATGGTTGCAACACCTTCGGCAGTCGTACAGATACGTTCGATAGAACGTTGCTCATCAGGAGTAAAGTTTTTACCGACCCAAAGACCAATGGCTTCTGTCCGAGCCTTAGCATTATCACCAAGTTTCTCCATTTCCTTATTATAGTCTGGCATCTCTGCCATCTTTGACTCAATATAGGTCTGGATACCAGTCTGGAATGTTTCCTGATCAAATCCATTTTCAAATGAAAACTCTGACCACCATTTTGTCAGAGGATGATTGGCAACTTCCTCGGGTTGGATGCCTTCAATGTCAGGAATTGCATAGAGATCAGCGGACTCCGGTCGATTATTGTAGGCTTCTGCTGCCAATTCATCAATCAACTTTGCTTTCAGTTCATCCTCTTTGGACCGAAAGCGAGTTTCAAGTTCGCCATAGGATTTGGCAAGCTGTTCATAGTTTGGCTTGTCCTCAATCCAAAATTTCTCAGGTAGCCATTCGGGGCGACCTTCCACATTTGTAGTCTCGGTCTGTTGACCATTAGCATTAGAAGTATCTTGACCTTCTGTTGCGGTAATCAAACTCATTTAAGTTTTCCTTTTTCAATGCGCTGCTCGATAATGCCGACAAGGAAGCGCGATCCTTCTCGATGCATCAGTTCATTTGGCGTAATATTGGGACCGCCAACATGATTTACTGTAATTGATCGCAAATATGCAAGACATTCTTTTGCGCCTTCGCTAGAGAATACCCCGTTAAATAGACGATTAAGTTCGTATTCTTTGGTTTCTGACCGCTCTATGCCGTCACATCCCACCACCAGCCGCACTTTGCGTGGGCTGTTCTGGCTGCTGTTGTCCATTCATGGCACCCATTTGTTGAGTAAGTTGGGCCACCAATTTAGCGCGTTCGCTATCAGAGCGCAACAGACGCTCAGGAACACTGAACTTATCAGCCAGATACTTGGCAGCATCCTCACTCTTGACCAGCAGATTCACAATCTGTGGGCCAAATCGTTGTTGAACCAGACTGACAAAATGATCAAAGGCAACAATATCCTGCTGCGCCTGACCTTGAGCAAGAGGACTTGTCGAACGAACCTTGACCTCACGACCATTGACGCTCGGAATCTGGATGCGGCCCTGTTTCTTCAGAATATATACAACACGGCGAAGAACAGGATTAACCATCTCAGACTGTAATCGACCAAATGCAGCACCAATTTGACGAGACAGATCAGCCATTCGCTGGCTGACTTCAGTAGCAGACATTGGAGTCTTATCAGGATTGCCGAGCATATCATTGTAAAGAGCCTTACGGATATTCATCCGCATATCGTTCAGAACAAGTTGCGCGACATCAAAGTTACCAGCAGGAGCAATAGACTTCAATCCATTAGATCCTGCTGCCACAGGAATCAAAGTCCCGGGCAAAAGCTGAATTGTATCTGGATTAATAATTCCATCATCTTCAAGCGTATAGATCCCAGAGATTGCCATCTGTGCGTTCTCAAGGATCAGTTGCATGGTCAGATTACAGGTCTTGATCGCTGGCATAGCGTTCATCAAAGGGCCACGACCCCAGACTTCACCAGCAGCCTTCGACCAACGGAATGGAATATAGGGATTAGAGCCAGTTCCCTTATACGATTCCTTGAAATAGATCTCTTGAGTCTTTGGATCGAACACAACACGGCGTGTTTCTTCATCCATGCTACCGAAGATACGGTATGTGCAGTCTATCAATTTGATCATCTCATCCTTGCCATTGGCAAGACCACGAGCGACTTCGGTTGGCAGCACTGCTTTAGGATAGGCAATTTTAATATTAGACGCACGAAGCGGACGTTCACGGAAAACATGGTCGATCATGTCATCTGGACCAGTATCCAGATAAAGTTGGGACAGAGGCAATGCAGTGAACATCACAGGATTTAGTGCATCACCTTCTGTTACACACAGACATGCCGTGCCTACAGCTAGATCAAGGAAGTTCTCATGAATTTCTTGCGAGAAGTTAGAGTTCTGGATGATCTCAAACACATAGTTTGTGACGGTCTCCAGAGCCTTGTCTACTTCCGACCGTTGATCAGCAGGGATTTCAGATCCAGAAACCAATTCTGCCCAACGTGCAAAATTCGGAACAAGTCCTGCTTGTAGACGGGAAGCGAACTCTTGAACACCAACCACCGCAGTCTCATCAAAAATTTTATCAGTTCGAACCTGTCCTTGAGATTCAGCATAAAAACTTTCACGTTGCGGCAGAGCATATTCATAACATTCCTCAAACTTAGAAGCCCATGCATCTTTAATACGCTTGGCGCGATTAAACCTTGCAACAAGATTTGCACCCTCATTGGGTGTAATTTGAGGAAGTTGTTCAACTTCGATCATTTATTAACCCAACATTCCGCGACCAAATCCGCCGCCTCCACGGGAACCACTAATAAGTGATCGCATACCATAAGTGCCAGAGCCTTTAGAGACGGCATCTTGCAGACGCTGCTCCTTGTCTTTGGCCTTCTGGGCAGCAGCATCAGCTTTTGCAGCGGCCTGTTGCTCGGCAATAGCGGGATCAGGTGGTGGAATAGGAGGGGGTTTAGGGGCTGAAAAACACATATGATACTCCATTTTCTTTCCGAGCCATACACGCTTAAACGCAAGTTTACAATGGACTAGATATAATCCTGTTCTGCTTTCTTTGCAAAGGCTTCCGATTGAATACATCAAACTCGCCCTTTGCCATGACAGGTTTGCGTGCTTGCCCTGCCATTGTAAGGCTTCTCCCTTCTCCACCTCCAATTAAACAATATTGCAATGCGTCATGGATATGAGAGAACTTGTTTTTCTCAGGCTTGGAGTCATGGCGAACTGCACCACTGACTTGCATACGCCTATAGTGATAGCCACCTTTGAAACCTCTAAGTAGATTTACACATCTACTATCGACCAAGAAGGCTGGCTGACCATCGATCATACGGTTTAGAGACGAGGCGACCGCTTCAATGCGTAATGCAGGATCATTATTGCCAGCAGGAAACGCCTTGATACCCGCTGAACGAAGGATCTGAAACGGAGTTCGTTCATCTGTTTGCGCTCGATAATCACCAGCAGGATCTCCATATACCAAGAACTGTGCTTGAGGGAACTTCTGTGCTGCCTCGATACGGAACAACTCGGCAAATCGGACAATGCCCATATCCTCAGCTACCAATTCATGCAGGATAACCCACTTACCTCTTACATGTTGAGCAAACACAGCAGCAGGAGTAAGACCAAAGTCCATGCCAACAATGATTGGGACATGAGGCACTGGAAGAATTGGGTCTTTCGACACATGCACATCTTCGACGAACATTGAATATACTGGCTTGCCATCGGACAGCGTTCCAACCTTGTTCATCACATAGACATCGATCCAAGACTTGGTTTTGCCCTCAATGATTCGTGGATAATAGTCTGGAGTCAGGTTTGCACGGTTCTCTGCCTTACTATTCAACTCATATCCAGACAGATTTCCATCTGAATCACGCTGTTCTACCATGCCAGCAGGCTGATTGAAGAACTTCCAAGTGTCTGGTTTGACCAGCATCAGGGCTTCTTCGCGGCTGATATGGTCTGGAATCGGACTTTCACCAGCCATAATGGGCCACCAATGGTCCTCATCTGGAGCGTTCGTATCTGCAATAACGCCATACCAAGTAGGGCCACCGTCCTTCATCGAAGGATAACGACCAACACGCATGGTACAAGCATCGATAATTGTCTTGGGAATCTCTCTGGCTTCGTTGACCCAGATGCCTGTCAACTCAAGAGACAGAAGTTTCTTCACATCCTCTGCCCGATCAAGGGCAAGGAAGATGACTTCAATCTCGATGTCGCCACGCTTCATCTTGTGTGTATACGGCGGTGGATGCCAGAGCATCTTGCCCCATACATC